CATTAAATAAACTTTTAGAGAAGGATCTTCCACTAATTGTACCACTGCTTTGATTAATTTGTAAATCATCACCTATTCTAAAGTTACCTGACTGGTCCGTGCTTGTATAAAGAACTAATCCACCAGATTCTGTAAGAACTTCATTTGCCTGAATTGTGACTCCACCACGTTTTGGAGTTGCTTCTGTGATATTATTACCTGCACCTACATATTCAAATGTATGTGAACTAGCAATAATTTTACTTGCTTGAGCGAAATATGCAGTAGAACCAACACCAACCGTATTAAGTAGATTGGTATCAAGAGTTAATGTAGTAATTCCAGATACTACTGGAGTTGAACTATTTATTTTATAATATATTGGATACATGGTTGCAGTTGCAGCCGCATTTGAACCACCTCCACCACTAATAGTAACATCAGGAGTTTCTGTATACTGGCTTCCACTACTAATAATAGTAATAGAATCAACAGTTTCATTTTCTACTGTAGCATATGCAGTACATGTTTCTCCACTTGGACCACCTGGATCATCAACAGTTACAGTTGGAGTCGAAGTATATCCACTTCCTTTATTAGTCATGGTAATCTTAGTTACCTGTTCATAAAGAGTATCAAAATAAACTAACTGTCCATCATAGGGTCTATCTACTTCAATCTTTGCTTTACCAGCAGTAGAACCAGCCCCTGCATAATAATGCGGTACTGTTGATATACCAAGATTGACTTTAAATTTAGTAGCAGCTGGAATTTCCTCAACATCAAATACAAAAGGTCTTCTATAAGGATAAGTCTTACCACCAAAATCACATGTAAATCCAATACCAGATAAAGTAACTCCCATTCCTACCTTAAAGTTATGTGCAGCAGTGGTAGTAATAGTAGCAATACCTGTGCTATTGGTATAATCAACTCCTGATATAGTAAACTCATCCGTACTTATATTAACTGTTGCTTCTTTTTGAGAAATTGCAGCACTGGATGTAACAATACCAGAATATTGAAGATCACTTAATCCATTTGCAACCAAACCATAAGTACCAAAACTACAATTACTATTAGCAACGTCTGCTTGACCACCTGTATGACAAGTAATTGCTTTATCACAACAAATAGTAAATACAGAAACTAATTGAGCAAATCCATTATTAGTAACGGCAACACCAATACCACCCTGATTATATTGAGTAAAAGCATCAACGTTCATTGCTTTTAATAAACGTGCTTGATCCCCATCAATGTATATTCCAGTTCCTGTTGTTGTTTGACTTGTACAATTCTGAATATAAGGTCCTTTCCATGCACCACCCCCAACATTCTCTGCAATTTCACTAGTTGGGAATCCAACTGCAGCTGCAGGTGCAAGATGATCCTTAAAGGTCATATTGGACAATTTACTTGCTTTCCTTACATGGAATATATCCTTAGTGGGTGTAGATGGACTTACATTTACAGTTCGTTGATCATCTCCAACAATAGATACATATGCAGGAACTTCAATAGGATTACTTTCGACATAATTACCAGAAAGAACTTTAATTGTTGATCCAGAAGTAGCAACACCAACAGCACCAGCAATAGTTAATTTAGCATTATCAATAGATGTCCCATTATTATCATCATCACCATCTTTAGCAACATAAAAAACATTTGGTGCAGAGTTAATACCAGATGCACCTGCATCAATACTTACATTATCACCAATAGTAACACTTGAATTGGTAATAGTAACAGAAGTTCCAACTATAATCTGATTTGTAGATCCATCAATAACAACAGAAGATTCACCTACTGTTAAAATACCAGTAATTCTAGCATCTCCATGGACCAACATACTGGTTCCAGCAGCTCCTGGATTACCGATAACTAACGGATGTCTTCTATTTGTAGTTCCTATTCCAAGACCACCACTTGTAATATTAATACCATCTTGGAATGTACTAATACCAGTAGAATCTACATGGGTTACATCATTGAAATGAATGGTTCCTAAACCAGTAACACTACCAGTAAAGAATCCATCTCCTTGAACATATAATGCATAATCTGCTTTTGCTCCTGTAGTTCCAATACCTACATTTTTAGTAGTGCTAATACCAATAACATTGGTAGAACCAATAGCAATATCAGATGCCCAAGTTCCTCCAGCACCAGTAACAACCTTAGAGAATTTAAATTTCTTGTGTAAAGGATATCCAGTTTGAGCTACAGCAACCTGGAGATACATTCCATCATAAGCATCCAGATTAGTAGCAATACCAGTTATATCATCTAAGTACTGAAGATTTACGGCACCACCTCCACCAATGGATGCCATTTGAGTTTGAATTCTATTAACGAATAATCTATAATGATCTGCTAAAGATTTTAAATTAGGAAACTGCTTATCTAATGGAGTAAGAGGATCTTTAGATATACCAAGATCAGTATAAGTTGGGGGACTGTCAGTAAGATCTTCTTTTAATAAATTTTGAGACTCTTGAAGATCTTCAACAATTCTATAAAGTTCTGTGATATTAATAGAATTATCATTATGCTTTTCACTTAATTCTGATAAATCTTTACGTAAATTTTTGACATCTTTATCATAATATTTTACTTCTGGAAGATTTCCAATTTCTTCTTTTAAACTATCAAAGTATTCCCTAAGAGAATCTGTAATAATATTCTGTGCTTCAATATTCTTACTATTAAACTCATTTACCCTTTTTTCAATATTCTCCTTTAAAAGATTATATTGACCTAGGATCTGTTTTTTTAATTTTCTATCATCATCTTTAAAGGAATCATGATGTTCCCAAATCTTTATAGCAGTTTCTTTTAATTCTCCATATATTTTTTCTTTCGTTTCGTCAAGATGTTCCTTAAGTTCTTTAATTTCAACTTTCTTCTCAAAATCTTTAGCATCTAAATCTTCAGTAAGATGCTCAATATCTTGATTGATTTTCTCTTCAACATTTTTTAAATTATCATTTACCTTAATGAAATCATCATCAATTACACTAAAGGTCTTACCAATCCAGGTAAAATCAGGAACCTCATTAACTTCATTAACCCATTTGGGAAAGACGGGTATTTCTGATCTAACATTATCAATTGCTTCACATATTGCTTCTATCTCTTTATCATAATACTTTACTTCAGGTAAATTAGTTACATCTGTCTGAAGATTATCAATTCTATCTTCAATAGCCGTTACTTGTTCATCATAATACTTTACCTCAGGGAGATCTTTAATCTCTTCCCTTACAAGGTCAATTTGCTCGCATATGGCTTCTACTGTAGGATCATAATCCTTTATTTCAGGAACTTCAGGAATACTCTTCCTAACTTCTATGATCTGTTCTGATAGTAGCCTTAATTCCTCATCATAAGTTTTAATTTCAGGAATATCTGGAATATCCCTTCTTACATCACTAATAAGACGTAATACTTCTGTAAGATTGGTTATATTAACTTCTTCTTCTAATTCTTCTTCATCTTCTTTCTGTTCTTCTCCACCCCCAAAACCCCCTTGCTCTCCTGGATCATTTGCGCGATTAGCAATAGGCTCTTCTACTATAAATTCATCAACAGACGGCAATTCTTCTTCTTTTATAATATCATCAACTGAGGGTAATTTACTGTTATCTTCAGTAAAATCATCTATTGATGGTAAATTTTCAATATTGTCGTCAGACATGTTACAATCTATTAGTAGTTTGATACTTCGGGATTTCTCTCCCTATCTTATTTAGAAGAACTACTAAGGTCACTCTCTTTTATCATCTTTGCAAGTTCTGCAGTTGATCCTACAAAGAGTGCATTATTAACAGTAGATGGTCCTTTTGATTTCTCTTCTTCATTAACTTCTTTCACTTTCTTTTGTAGATCCATCAATTTATCAGTAGCATCAGAAACACTCTTAATTAACTGTCCAGCAACTTCATATGCTCTGGGCATTTCACTCTCCTGAGCAAGTTCAAGAATTCCGTTAATTGCTTCTTGTCCTTTCTCTATTATACTGTAAAGATTACCTCTTGTATATTCATAATCTTTCTCAATATCATCCTTTTTTAGTCTATCAGGTTTTTGGATTCCAACAGGCTCAGTTTTATCTACTACTACTTCTGTAGGAGCAATATTAAAAGCTTTATCTAATTGTTTAGTTTTCATGTCCAAGTACTATCAAATCCAAAGTCATCACCAACCTCAATAAGTTCATTATCAGCAGAAGTTATTCTACCAATATCAGCACCAGCTACATGTCCTGCAGCAGTAGTTCCATCTTGTCCGCGTAAAACAACCAATTCGTTATCAGCATCCACTTTCTTATCAACATACATTGATTCATTATCAATTACAATATAGGTATTTTCAGGAATACCGGAAGAATCCTCTACCCTGAAGCGAACATCTGCCAAACTTATATCATTAGTAAGATTGGTGGTTACCACTCCATCATAATTCTTAGTTGCCCTAGGAGTAACAGAATAAGTAAGATCTCTTCCACCAGTTCTGGAATCTGCACTGGAAGAATCTGCGGCAATGTATCCAATAGAAACC